AGTAGCTGGCGCTCGTACAGGCGCGAAAATCACTACACAAAACCAAGTGACTTCGCTGACTATTACCGCTGCATGGAATCCTGCTGATACTGCTCAGTTGTTGATCCGTGATGACGGATATAACGGCACAATTATCCGCACCTATGTTATTGCTGTTTATGACGGTGAAGACACTGTTGCTTACGCCTTCAACGGTCGCGTTGGTGGCTTGCAGTGGGACATGTCTCCTTCTGCAGAAGGCAAGTTCATCTTCACTATCCACCCAGTAGGTGGAAATAGCTACGGCTGGTCTAACAACACCTAAGATATGACTACGACAGTAAAAGACAACACAGACCTGTTGAGTTTCCTAGTAGCCCAATCCGATTCTTCTAAGAATTGGTTTGGGTTCACTCAACAACGAATCACTGCTATTGCGTTAGCGCATGACATTGCTCGGCATCATGCTGACAAACTCACTCCAGATCAAGCGGTGCAATACGCCATTGAACTGAATGAGGCTATTTATCACAAGATTATCAAGACAGCAAAATAAGGTAAAAACATGACAAGACTAGGTTCTGCCTTTGGCAGTAAATACAACACAGAAGCTCTAAGAACAAAAACATTTGAGCTTGCTGGTCACATATTTAAAGTTCGCATCCCTTTGACAAAAGAGATGGATGAGATTCAAGAGCGAGTCACCAAATTTGACGAAGCAGAATTGCAAAGTCGATTTGAAAAAATGACTGCAAGCTTTAGAACTGGTGAGCCTGTTGAAGGCATTGTCATTACTGAAGATGATGTCATAGTTGATGGTCGTTCGACCAAAGAGCTTGTCAAAACTACGCTCATCACAGAAAACCAAATTGTTGCATTTATCAAGTTGCTTGTGCCTGAAGAAGGTACGCTTGATGAATTGACTTATGCAGATGTAGATTCTGAATGGCCTATTCAGGTGCAGCTTGAGCTTTTAGCCAAGATTACTGAAGCCATTCAGCCCGGATACAAGGTTTCACGGGGAAACTAATACAGGACATCCACCGGCAGGCTAGGGCGTATATTTATGCTCACGGAGGGTGTCCTGATGATGTTCCTGTGGACGATATGGTCAACATAGAGATTATGTTGTCTGATGGCATGATAGGAAATAAAGCTATTCTGGTAGCTTTAAGCTCCTTGACCACAGGCAATTTAAACTCGAAAATAGCCAAGACGGCAACACCATTTCAAATGAAAGATGTGTTGCCATCAACGCATGAATATATTGTCCCGCCTCCTACTGAGGAAGAGATGAAAGCAGAAGTGAATAACAAGCTGTCAGCCTTCATTAGTATGATGCCGGGTTCGGAGGCGTTCTTGAAAGTGTGAAATGGCCTATGTCCCTGAAAAGCTTACCTTTGACCTAGAAGGGTTTGAAGAGTTTGAGCAGCAGCTAAAACAAATGGCTGAAGGCTTTCGGGGCGATTTAGTGGCCCGTAACACGCTAGTTCCATCAGCCAAAATCGCTATGGAATCTGTTTTAAATTCCGCACAAAGCAGAGCGCCCGTAGGTGATAAGCCTAGGGATGCCAAAAATCCTTTTCATATGCGAGACACCATTCGTTTGGATGCCCGTATCCCTAACGAAAGGGATAAAAAAAGCGAATATGTTAATGAAACTGATGCAGCCATTGCTGTGGTTTCTGTCAAGAAAAGTGCGGTTTCTCTTGCTCAAGAATTTGGCACTTCCAAAATAGCAGGGAACCCTTTTATGCGTATAGCATTGCAACAAAATGCTGGAACGGTCTTAACCGTTCTAAAATCTCAACTGGCTTCGCGCATTCCAGATTACGCTGCCAAGCTGGCTAGAAAGAGGAAATAATGGCTTCACAAAATATTGCCCGATTAGGCGTTGTCCTTGGATTGGACACTGCTGAATTTACCGCTTCTATTGACAAGGCTATTTCTGAAAATGCCAAGCTAAAGAATGCTATTCGTAGAGATAACAATGCAGCGGCTGCTGAAATTACAGCCTTAAAACACGCAACAGATGATTACGGCAAAACTCTTACTAGAGTGCAAATAATTGAGCGTGAATCTACTTCTGGTCGCTTTATGAATGCGACTAAAGAGATGAAGCAATTATTGTTAGAAAAAGCCAAAGCTTATGACGCTGTAGCGGCCTCAACAGCAAAAGCTACTGCTTCTCAATTTAAATTAAATGAACAGCAAAAGATTCAACTGACATATCAGACAACTGACTTATTTACTCAAATTGCTTCTGGACAAAATCCATTGATTGCCATCATTCAGCAAGGTGGTCAATTAAAGGATGTCATGGGTGGCGTTGGAAATATGTTCAGAGCCATTGGAACACTCTTTACTCCAATGGTATTGGGCATTGGTTCTGTTGCTGCCGGTTTTGGAACTTTGGCTCTTGCGGTATATCAAGGCCGAGATGAAATTGATAAATTTAACGACACATTGGCATTAACAGGAAACTATGCCGGCATTACTGCCAATAAGTTTATTGAAATGTCCAATCAATTAGCCAAAGCTACCAATATGACAATTGGTGCGGCTAGAGAAGCTTTGAATGCTGTTGTTGGTTCTGGCAAGTTTGCAGAAAATGCTGTTAGTTCTGTAACTCAGGCTATTTTGCAATACGCTCAAATTGCTGGTGTCGATGCAAAGGTTGCCGCTGATAAATTAATGTCTGGTTTAGATGGTAGTGCTTCTGGCGCCAAATCATTAAACCAACAAATGAATTTTTTGACACTGGCGCAATACAAGCAAATTGAAGCCCTTGATAAAGCTGGTAAACAGCAAGAAGCAGCAAAGATTGCATCTGATGCACTTAATACTCAATTAGCAAGACAAAGGCGCGAGCTTGGGTATCTTGAAAGTGCATGGCAGTCTACTAAGAATGCTGTTAGTGAGTTCTGGGATTTGCTTAAAGCTATTGGAAGGCCAGAATCAACAAACCAAGTTATTGATGCACTTGATAAACAAATTGCTGCCGTTCAAGCAAATCTACAAGGTGGCGACAGCCCTTTTGCAAAGACGCAGCGAAAAGAATTGCAAGCTCTTAAAGAAAAAAGAGAAGCATTGCTTGAAACTTCCCGACTTGAAGCTAGGTCTAAAGCTGCAAATGATGTAGGCGATGCAAAGAAAGAAATTGATGATTACACCACTGCCGGTGGAATTTCAAAAGCTCGTCAATATGCAGATGAAGTTGCTAAAGCACAAGCCAAAGTAAAAATGGTTGTTGCAATGGCAACAGCCAGCGATATGCAAAAAGTTGATCTAGAAGCAGACAACAAAATTTTTGAATTAAAGCGCGAAATGGCAAAGCGCAATGAAGATGAACGCTATGTATTTGCAACAAGAAATGCAGAATTGCTTACAGCTAAACTTGCAGAAATTGAAGCAGATAGAGTCAACAAGATTCGTGAAATTAAACTGAAAGCTACTATTAAAGAAAATGAGCAATTTACTCAAATGCAAGAAGAGCTTGCAGCGGGTGAAGTTGCTCGTCAAAATGAAATCTACGAAATCCGAAAACGATTGGCTAATGAAACAACTTCTAAAAGAGAAGAGTTGGAATACAGCACCAAATTAGCAAACTTAGAAATGCAAATGGTTTTCTCAACAGAGAAAGAATTAGCACTTTCTAAATTGCGATTAGAAACTGAAAGAGAAATAGCTAATCTTAGAAAGCTTAATTTAGATGAAGCAGATAAACAATTATTTGAAAAGCAAATACGCGATACAGAAGCATTGAAAGAAACTTTTATTTCTCTGCAAGATAGCATGAGAAAGACGCAACAAATCAACGATACGATTTGGAGCAACATGTCTTCTGCTATTGACACTTTTGTTAGAACAGGCAAATTGTCTATGAAAGATTTGGCCCGTAGCATCATTCAGGATTTGATTGCTATTCAAATGAAGGCTGCTGCTCTTTCATTCTTGCGAATGTTTTTTGCTCCTTCAATGGGTCCGTCAATGGATAATGGCGCATTGCCATCTAGTTTTAATCAATACCTTGCTCCTAAAGCTGCTTATGGTGGAACAATTACAGGTCCAACTATTGTTGGTGAAAAAGGGCCAGAATTGTTTATGCCTTCTGGCGTAGGAACAATTGTTCCTAATAGCCAAATGAATCAAATGGGCAGCACTACTAATGTGACTAACAATTACATCAACGCAATTGACACTAAATCATTTGAAGATAGGTTGCTTAGTAGTTCAAAAGCTATTTGGGCGGCTAACAAATATGGCGAGAAGAACTTAGCCACAAATTACGGGAGAACCTAAGAATGTCGTTTCAGACCATATTTGAAATTCAGCAGTCAATGACAGTGCAAAACCGCAGGACTGTTGGTCAGCAATACAGCCGTTCAGGACAGGTTCGCGTTGCTCAATACCTAACTTCTGTGCCTTGGGTTTTTGTTGTCGAACCACATTCGTATTTGTACTATCCGCGAGTTCGAAATGTAATTCAAGCTATTGACAATAAAGATAGACAGTTGCCTGAAACTATTTCGTTTGCAAGCAACAATCTTTCTTGGTTTATTAGATACCAAGGCGATTTATCAACTTTGCAACAGGCTGCATTAACTTTGGCGAGTTTGCCTGTGGCTAACTCTCAAACAATTACTGTTGGCGGTTTGCCAAGCATTTCTGCTTCTGCTTATATATTTAAAGCAGGAGACTTTTTGCAGTTGGGAATTTACCCATACAAGGTTACACAAGATGTTGTTAGGGGTTCTGGTTCAACAGTAACTGTTAATTTGCATCGACCTGTTATTGGAACGCCAACTGTTGGCCCATTGTCTGGTGTTGGTACTGGTTGCTCTTTTTATATGTTGGCAGAAAAGTGTCCAACCTATACACTTAACCCTGCTCCAAATGGCGCATTTGTTCAATGGGACGAACCATTTGTATTTAGAGAGGACATTACAGGATGAGTACAACAATAGCGGCTCTTTCAAGCCCATCAATTAATTATGCTGAGTTTATTAAACTCACTACTGCCAGCGACACCTATACCTTCTGTAACGCAGCCGCACCTATTACGGTTGATGGAACAACTTACAGCAACTTAGGAAGTCTATTAAGCATTGGCGAAATCAAGCGTGAAACAAAAGCCACTAGTGGTGATTTAACAATTGCCTTAACTGGTGTTGATGGCGCTAATGTGGCGGTCATTCTTGATTCTGATATCAAGGGTTCTTTGGTAGAAGTTTGGCGCGGTTTCTTTGACTCAAACAACCAAATCATTACAACACCAACACTGCAATTTTTTAAACGATATCAAGGTTATGTAAATAACTTTTCTGTCACTGAAGATTGGAACGAACAAGTAAGAACGCGAATTGCCACTTGCTCTATAAGTTGTGCATCATTCAGAATGATTTTGCAAAATCGTATTAGCGGATTAAAAACTAATCCAACTGTATGGAAAAACTTTTACCCTAACGATACAAGCATGAATAGAGTGCCTGTGATTGCAGCAACCTTTTTTGACTTTGGCTCACCACCTTTGCAGGGAAGTCAATCAAGTACTTCAGCTCCTTCAGACAACGGCACATCACAATTCCAAGACGCATAAATTAAAAAATGATAAGACTTGCAACAAGATATGACATACCAAGATTACTAGAAATTGTTGAGGCTTACGCTTTAGAAAACACAATTACAAAACTTGGAGATAGCAGCAATCATTTCCCAAAGTATGTTGAAGAACTTTTGTTTGGAATCATACAAGGTAGAGGATTTATTTACATTGATAACCATATGCGCGGTGCAATCATTGCGATAAGACAAAATAATATATGGTCGCCAAAGGTTCGTGAATTGCATGAACTATTGTGGTGGGTAGAGCCAGAACATAGAGATGGGACCATTGGTGGCAGACTTTGGAAAGAGTTTGATACACAGGCAAAAAAGATGTTAGAAGTTGGAAGTATTGATTTAATATACACATCAATTTCTGCTAATGGTCCATTGATTGATTACACGCGCAGAGGCTATAAGCCTGTTGGCGCAACTTTTGTTAGGGAATAAAAATGGTTGCAACAATGATTGCAGCGGCATATTTTGCCGCAGGAACTTTTGCTTATGCGGCAACTGTGTTTGCTGTTAACTTTGCTTTATCGATGGTTATTTCGAGAGCATTTGGTTCTTCTGGTGCTAATCAAAGTATTGACAATGGAGTTCGCCAACAAGTTCCCCCAGCCACTACAAATAGCTTGCCAATTGTTTATGGTGACGCTTATTTGGGAGGCACATTTGTTGATGCTGTTTTGTCAACAGATCAAAAGACTATGTACTATGTTTTGGCTATTTCTCAGATTAGCCCAAATGGTCAATTCTCTTTTGATACGACAAAAATGTACTGGCAGGATCAAACCATTGGATTTGATGGATCAGATACAGCCAAAGTTGTCAGCTTAACTGATGGCGCAGGCAATGTTCAAACTAAGATTTCTGGCAATCTTTACATTCATCTATACAGATCAAATGAAGCAGGCGTTATAACGGCCTTAAATGGCTCCGCATTGCCTAGTTCTGTGATGGGTGGTAGTGACATAGCCGCAGCACAAAGATGGCCTTCCACGGGCCGTCAAATGAATGGTTTGGCGTTTGCAATTGTCAAGATGATCTATAACAGGGATGCTGGCACAACGCAGATGCAAACTGTGACATTTAGAGCATCTCATTATTTGAACAATCAAGGCGTTGCAAAGCCCGGAGATGTTTGGTATGACTACATTACAAATCAGAAATATGGTTGTGCTATGGATGCGACCATTGTTGACGCTGATACAGCCACAGCCCTAAACACTTATTCTGATGAACTGATTACTTACATTCCTGCTGCCGGTGGTAGTGCCACACAGCCTCGTTATCGAATTAATGGCGTTTTGGATACAGGGCAAAATGTATTGTCCAATTTAGACCAAATTATGATGGCTTGCGATTCTTGGAATCAATACAACGCCACCAAGGGTAAATGGGCCATTGTTATTAATAAAGCTCAAGCCACTAATTTCTATTTTGATGACTCAAATATTATTGGTGAAATTCGAGTTAGTGCTTTTGACATTTCTGCAAGCATTAACCAAATTCAAGCGCAATTCCCAAGCAAGCTAAACCGTGACCAATCAGATTATGTTTATCTAAACACGCCTGAAGAATTGTTGTTTGCTAATGAGCCAGTTAACAAGTACACCGTTGATCTAAGTATGGTCAATGATTCTGTGCAAGCGCAGTATCTTGCTAACAGAATGCTTGAGCAAGCGCGGGAAGACTTAATTGTCAATTTCTCTACCACCTATAACGGCATTCAAGTCGATGCTGGAGATGTAATTAGCGTAACCAATTCTGCCTATGGTTGGGACGATAAGTTATTTAGGGTAATGAAAGTTTCAGAAATTTCATTGCCTGATGGAAACTTGGGGGCTGCTTTAGAGCTAAACGAATACAACGCGCAAGTTTATGATGACAAAGACATCACTGCGTTTTCGCCTTCACCAAATAGCAACCTGTCAAACCCTAATTTCTTTAGTAATCTGACAGCGCCAACAGTTGCCAATATAAACACTACTGCAACTATTCCGCATTTCGATGTTGTTTGTTTAGTGCCGTCAACAGGTCGCGTAACTGAAATGACTTTGTTTTACACAACAGTCAGCAGTCCAACAACAACTGATTGGGAAGTCTGGAGTGTTCAAACATTATCCAACTCGCAACCATTTGCACCTTCTACAAATCTTGTTTTCTCAAACATCAATTTACCAACTAGCACTTATTATTTCTCATATAAAGTTGCAAACGAATTAGGTGGTTCTGCGCTTTCACCGATATCAACTAGTTTTAGTTGGTCGCCTAATCCAACGGTGACTGCTGTTGCTGGTACTTTCTTGGCTACATTTTCGCCAGTGGTTATGCAAGTACCAAGGAACTCTTCCTTTGTTCCATCATTCACTGGTTTAATTTCACAACTGTACGGCTCTGCCGCAGGCGGTTCAATTGATTTTGTTCCTGCACAATCAGATAGTGATGCTTCTTTTTTAGATAACACTTGGCGAATTGGTGGGTCATCAACTACTGGTTATGCAGATATCACTACTACCAATGGCTTGGTAATGGGTTCATTGACTGATGGGGGAACATTTGCACAATGGGCTGCACCAAGTGCAATGAGTGCTTCTCCTGCAACCCTTACTGTTCCAGTTAGATACAAATCTGCTTTGGGGTTTGTTTCGCAAGGTGCATCTGCAATTTTGCAGTTTGTTTTTGTAGATCAAGGCGCAACAGGAAATCCTGGCACTGATGGAAATCAATCAGCGACTCCAACGCTATACCAATGGTCAACTGCAACGCCATCAAATCCTAGTGGTCAATCAACCTACACTTGGGCAACTGCTACAAATGCAAGTTACACGGGTGGTGGTGGATGGACAACAACAATTCCTGCGAATCCCGGTGTTCCATTAATTCAATTATGGACAGCAACCAAACCTGTTGTTGCCGTTGTTGGCACTGTAACTTCAACAATTAGTTGGACAAGCGGCTATTCAATTGCTTCTGTTACTTTAAATGGACAGAATGGCGCAAATGGAACCAATGGAACTAATGGTTTAAATGGTTTGCAAACTGCAAGGCCAGTTGTCTATCAATGGGCAATAACTATTCCCGCAGGACCAACAGGTAGTTCTACTTACACATGGTCCAATTCCTCATTTACCCCTGTGCCTTCTGGCTGGAATACATCGATTACTGCTGCCCCAAGTGCGGGATATACATTGTGGGCTGCTTCTGTCAATATTTCTGATACTGCTACAGCGACAACTACTTCAATTAATTGGACTTTGGCAAGTATTGTTGCTGCTGGATATGCAGGAACTAACGGAGCTACTGGGCCTACTGGTCCTACGGGCGCTACAGGACCAACTGGAGGCACTGGCCCCACAGGAAATCAAGGCGCTTCTGCGCGAATCTGTTATTCCAAAACAACGCTAACTTCTTTGGCTTCAACGCCTACAACCATTACAACATCTGGCTCAAGTTCATTTCCGCCAAATGATTCATGGGGTGGTGGAACTGTTTGGCAGGCAACGCCACCTTCAATCATTGCAGGCGAATCTGTTTATCAGTCAGATGGTATTTATAACCCTGCAACAGGAGTAACGGTTTGGAATGTGCCTTATTTGTCTGCGTTAAAAGTTGGCAGCCTTTCTGCTATTACTACCAACACAGGCAATTTAACTGTTACTGGAACTATCCAATCTAACACTGCGGCTATCAGCGGCACAACTATGACTGGTTCTGGTGCTGTTATTTATTCCAATGGGCAATTTGCAGTTGGTAATACAAGCAATAACATTACATACAACGGATCAGCAATTACGCTAAACGGCACTGTTGTTTTCCCATCTAACATTAACTCAAACAACCTAACCTTAAAAGATGGTTCTGGTAATGTTATCTTGGGCAATGGAACGCCTTTGAACTTTGGAAACATCACGCCTTCTTCTGGCTGGATAAATACCAATATTTCTATTAACTCCAATGGCACATTGTCAGGCGCAGGCGGTGGTGCAGTTACACCAAACGGAATTAGTGCAGTTAACACAAATCTTTCAAATGCTCCTGCGGGAATTTTGAACAGCAATATTTCTTTAGGAACATTGGGTGCAGGCGCGTTTGCTTATTTAAATTCAATTACAAGCTCCAATGTATCTACATATATTGGTGGCGCTGCTATTGGCACAGCGCAAGTTGGAGTGTTGACAGCAGGCAACATTGGTGCAGGAACAATTGACGCAAGCAAGATAGCGGCTAACACAATTACCGCAGGCCAAATTGCATCAAATACAATTACAGCCGATCAACTAACTTCAATTACTGTAAGCGCAAGCAAAAACATTCAAGTTGGCAATGCGGCACTTTCTGGCACATCGATGACAGGATCAGGCGCAATATTAAATGGCAACGGAACTGCGGCTATTGGCAATTCATCTACAAACATTGCCTTTAACGGCAGTTCAATGTATTTGAACGGCAATGTGGTTGCAACTGGAAACATTAATACCAATGCTGTTACTAACTTGGTATCTATCACAACACCCGCAGATTTGGTTTTTACAAGCGGCACTGATTGGGATATTCAAACTTTAGCAATTACAAGCAGTGGTTTCCCCATCAAAGTTGATGCTTCTTTCATGCCTTTAAACCGCAATGGTGGTTATGTAATTGCAGTTTATAGAAACACAGGAGGAGTTGAAAGTTTGGTTTATGGCGGCTATTGGTACGATGTGGATGCGCGTATTGATATTCGTGCGGGTTCAGGGTTTGTAAATTACAGTTTAATTTACACCTTCTTCTTTGTTGATCAACCCCCTACCGGAACTCATACTTATATTTTGAGGGCCTCTTCGGATACTGGTGGCGCGTTCACAAGCAATCACGGTGCGCGATATAGGTCGTTAGCGTTGACAGAGGTAAAACGATGATTTATACAAAATACAAAAAATCAAGCGGTCAAATTCTTGGTGTTATCCAAACAATCGATATTGAAATTCAATTGTCTAATGACGAAGGATATGTTGAAGGCGCATATAATGATACTGAATTTTATATTGAAGATGATGCTCCAGTTTCCATGCCTACAAGGCCAACTGGATTTGTTGTTTTTGACTATGAAACAAAATCATGGGTTGCCGATGTTGTTCAGGCAAGCGAAACGGTACTTTCTCAAAGGTTTAATTTGTTGTCACAAAGCGATTGGACCCAAATTCCTAATGGCCCATTGACCACAGAAAAACAAGCAGCTTGGGCAGATTACAGGCAGGAATTAAGGGATATTACGCAACAATCTGGATACCCGTTTAATGTAGTTTGGCCTGTTGCACCTACCTGATTTACCCTATACAATCTAAATAAGACAAGATAGCATCCGTACCCCTGCGAGTGCGCGGGGATCGTCACAACCTGAGTGCAGGGAATAAAATGGCTATTTTTAATAAGAACACGCTACTTCAAGTTAGCGGTTTCGATAACGAAATCATTGCAGGCGAGTTGGTTTGGCAGCAAAAAACCTACTGGAACATGACAATGACAGCGGCAGATGGCGTAACGCCCATCGACCTTGGCGGGGCCTCCATTGATGCCCAAATCGTTCGCAGGGCTGTATCTAACATTCAAGATACCCGAAATGGTTTGTCTTTTGATATTGCAAACTATGAACCCACGCCAACGCCTATTCCTTTAAGCATTACCAATCGTAGCGATGCCACTGGCTTTTTTACGCTTGTTATTAATGACTACACATGGGATTTAATTAATTCTGATCCAGAGTTAAAAATTAACGCTGTTGATTGCGTTGGCTTTTCTGGAAGGATCAAAATTGGTTTCCCTGCCAATTCAACAAACCCACAAGATGATTCAATAATTTTCTTGTTGTTCTTGGTTCGTTCAGACGGAATCGTGGTGGTCTAAATGCCAAACATTAAAGTTAATGTTGGGAATACTAATGGCGTAAATGTTCAGGTTCAAGATTCAAACAACTTAAAACTTGTTGTTCAAAATCCTTCTGCCATTAACGCAGTTATTACACAGTTACCCGACAATGTCATTCAGTTAAATCGTGGCATTGTTGGTCCTGTTGGCCCCCCCGGTGAATCAAACATTGGTGGCTATCCAATCGTCATTACAGACGCAAATAACCGCGATGTTCTTATGTGGATGGATGGCGATTGGGTCAATGTCCCACAAACTGAAGTCACTGATGGTGGAAATTTTTAAGGAATTGACATGAGCAATACTATTCGCATTAAACGCAGGGCAAATGGTGGTGGTGCAGGCGCACCAACAACTTTGGCAAATGCTGAGTTGGCGTTTAACGAACAAACAAATGTTCTTTATTACGGCACAGGCACAGGCGGTGCAGGCGGCACAGCAACTTCAATTATCCCAATTGCGGGTAATGGCGCTTTTGTTGATAACTCTACAGACCAAACTATTGGTGGCAATAAGACATTCAGCAACCCGATCATTGGTTCTGTAACAGGCAATTCTGGGACTGCAACCAAACTTGCCACTGCCCGTGATATTGCTTTAAATGGTGATGCAACTGGTTCAGCATCGTTTGATGGTTCTGCTAACGCAAATATCACAACTACATTGGCGACTGTTAACACCAATATTGGTGCTTATACAAAGATCACAATTAACGCCAAGGGCTTGGCTACCGCGGGAACGCAAGCAAGCCTAAGTGATTTGTCTGCGCCTACATCCGCATTTGGTTTTGGTGGCCAACTGCTAACCAACTTGGCAGACCCCGTAAACGCGCAAGATGCAACAACCAAAAGTTATGTTGACAATGTAGCGCAAGGTTTAGATGTTAAGGCTTCTTGCGTTGTTGGCACTACAGGCAACATTACGCTTTCAGGCTTGTTAACCATTGATGGCTACACTGTTGCAGATGGCGACAGGGTTTTGGTTAGAAGCCAAAATGCACCCGCGGAGAACGGCATTTATGTTGCTTCTGCAACCGCATGGTCGCGCAGTTCTGATGCAAACACTTGGAACGAATTGGTTTCTGCTTTCACCTTTGTGGAAGATGGTTCAACGCTTGCTGATACTGGTTGGGTCTGTTCAATCAATGCAGGCGGCACTTTGGGTGTTACTGCTATTACTTGGGTTCAATTCTCAGGTGCGGGCACATACAGTGCAGGCACAGGATTGACACTTACAGGCACTACATTCAGCATCACCAACACTGGTGTTAGCGCGGCTTCTTACGGCAACAACACAGGCCAAAAAACTGTTTCGTTTACTGTAAACGCGCAAGGCCAATTGACTGCGGCAAATACATACGACATTAATGTTGATGGCGGCACATACTAAATAAAATTCACCCTGCTACATAGCAACGAAAGGGCGGCCACATGGCTAATAAAATTCAGGTTAAGAGATCAGCGGTTGCGGCAAAAGTTCCAACAACTGCCGATCTTGATTTGGGCGAAATCGCAATCAATACATTTGATGGCAAATTGTTCTTGAAAAAGGATGATGGCACACAATCAATTATTGAGATTAACCAAATTGGCCCAACAGGCCCAACTGGCCCAACTGGCCCAACTGGCCCGCAAGGCCCTATAGGTAACACTGGCCCGACAGGCCCAACAGGGCCTACTGGCCCAACTGGTGCAGGCGGTGCATTAGGTAACTTTGGCGCGTTCTACGATACAACAGACCAACCAATTGCCACTGCTAACACAGCGCAAGTTGTAACAATCAATTCAACTTATTCTGCAAATGGTATTTCTCGCAATGGAACTAGCCAACTGGTTCTATCTACTATTGGCACTTACCAATTCACATTTGTTGCCGCAGTTCATAACTTATCAAACGATGTTCAGACTGCAACATTTTGGATAAGATTAAATGGCACTGACTATCCTAATTCGGCAGTTCAAGTTGATTTAGAAGCAAGAAAATCTGTTGGTAATGCAAGTAGCCAATTGGTTACTGTTTCAATCATTGGCACTTCTACTTCTGCAAATGATTACATTGAATTGTGGTGGGCGGGAACAAGCACAGATGTAAGTTTGCAACACAGTGCGGCAGGCACTTCACCCGTTACGCCTGCAACACCATCTGTCATTGCCAACCTTGGCCAAATCATGTACACCCAACTTGGCCCAACAGGCGCAACTGGTGCTACAGGGCCTACAGGCCCGACAGGGCCAACAGGCACAGCGGCAACCATTACTGTTGGTTCAACTTCAACAAGCCCTGCGGGTGGTGCGGCTAATGTGACTAATTCAGGCACATCATCTGCGGCAATTCTTAACTTTGTTATTCCTACAGGCCCAAGCGGCCCTACAGGCCCTACAGGCGCAACTGGCCCTGTTGGCCCAACTGGTGCTACTGGCCCTGTTGGCCCGACAGGCCCAACTGGCCCGACAGGAACAGCCGCAACTATTGCCGCAGGCACAACATCAACATTAGCCGCGGGAAGCCCTGCAACAGTAACGAACAGCGGCACATCTAGCGCGGCAGTATTTAACTTTGGTATCCCTGCGGGTGCTACTGGCCCTACAGGGCCTACAGGCGCTACTGGCCCTACTGGTGGCATTGGCCCAACAGGCCCTACTGGCCCTGTTGGCCCTACTGGCCCACAAGGCCCTACAGGCGCGACAGGCCCAACGGGTGCGACAGGCCCAACTGGCCCTGTTGGCCCACCCGGACCATCAGGTTCTACCGACTATGCACTTTTGACAAACAAAACAGGCGGCACTGGAACTTATACGACTAGTGGCGATTATCGTGCACCAATTTATTATGATAGTGACAATACTGGGTATTATTTAAACCCTTCTAGCACATCGAATTTATATGGGCCAATTTCTGTTTCTGGCCCTAATACTAGCGGTTCACCATTACTAAATTTACTGCCATCTGGCACAGGCTCATTTCAGCGTGGCGTTCGGATGCTTAATTCTGGCATGGGTTCTGGTGACAGCCTTATGTATGCGGTTGGAGTGGCAGACAACGCTAAAAACATGGGGCAGTTTTATTTTTATTATGCAGGCTCTGGATCAAACAGCAATCGCGCTTCAATGGGTTTGCATTCTGTTGATGATGTTTTAAATATTTTTGGAACTGGCAACACATCTTTTGGCACTACAACTGACAGCGGTTACAAATTAAATATTTCTGGTACAGGTTACGCAACTGGTGATTTTCGAGCACCAATTTTTTACGATAGCAACAACACTGCATATTATGTAGATCCCAATGGCACAACCAACATTGCATCACTAAACACCAATGGCCTCACTTTGCTAGGTGGCCAAATTTATGTTTCTAGTATAAATGCAAACACTTTGAACAGTGGGTTTGGAGTTGCTTCAGATGGCGCAGATATTTGGTTGAACTATCGTGGTCATGCTGACGGGTTTAGTTATTTTAGAAACTTTAATGTAGGTGATGGCAAAGGTAATAACATACTTTGGGCTTCAGGGCCAAGTAAAAGATTTTCTATTAACAATGGACAAGTTGCAGATTACACACTTCATGTTCAAGGCACGGGTTATGCATCAAGTGATTTTAGAGCACCTATTTTTTACGACAGCAATGACACATCAAGGTATGTAAACCCAAATGGCACTACCAATATAGGTGCGTGGACTTCAAATTCAAATGTAAATCTTCAAAGTGGAAGTGGTAGTGCAGTTTATCAAACAATAGAAAACACAGATTCTGGTGGAATTTATGCGTATTTCAATTTAAACCAAATTGGTGGCGGTAATGGATATTTAATTAAAAATAGGGCCACTGGAAATAGCGTTAGCAATCAAAGTTTGTATCTTTGGAATGACCCCGGCCCAATTGAATTTGTACCATCTGGTACTCCTTCGTTAAGAACCACTATAAGCACTGGCGGCAGTATGACTGTTGCCACAGATGTTCGCACACCAATTTTTTACGACAGCGACAACACAGCGGGCTATGCTAATTTTGGTGGTGGAATTGTTCGTGTTTACGCGGCTTCTGGTGGTCAAGGCGGTTTTACTGTTGCGGATACTGGCGGTTATCTTACCTACAGAATCACAACAAATAATAGCGCAAATAGTTGGAGTTGGCGTTTTACTACGCAAGAGGCTAATGCAACTGGATTTCAAACTTATTTTTCCGTTGGTTACGATTCTGGAATTGCACAAGTAGGCGGCAGTTCTCCATCTTTCCGAGCACCTATTTTTTACGATACTGACAACACAGCGTATTATTTAGACCCTACTAGCGGGTCACGCTTAAACAGTTTAACAATTGATTCAATCAACACTACGCCTATTTTGAATGCAACCGCAGGCGCGGGTGGTGGTGATGTTGGAAGTTATGCGTTTATGCGTAGTTTTAGCGGTGGTACAGCCTATTCAATTGGCAGTACTGCGGCAGGCGGTGTTTTGAATTTTTCTGCGGCAGGCGGTGCTAATTCTGGAACTGGTGCGGGAACTTGGCGGTGCATGGGTTATAGCGGTGCGCCCGGATCAGGAAATTATCAAGACATTACTTTGTGGTTAAGAATTTCTTAAAGGATAAGATATGAAAGTGAAAATCACTAGCGTTGCAAATCCCATTTGGGCAGATGCAGAACAAACTTTAATTGATTGTCAAATAACAGTTAGTCAATTTGGTTCTGAAGTTTTACCATTCACAGCAATGCAAAATGATGTTGCAGAACATGGGCGCGTTTTGTTTGCAGAATTGATTAGCGGCAAACATGGCCCAATTGCTAACTACATCCCGCCAAGCAATGATATTCTTGCAATAAAAGTTAGGATGCAAAGAAACGCATTACTTGCAGAAACAGATTGGACACAAGCAGGCGATGTGCCGCAAACAACCAAAGATGCTTGGGCTTCATATCGGCAAGCATTGCGCGATATTCCACAGCAAGCGGGATTTCCCGTAAATGTTACTTTTCCAACCAAACCATAAAGGGTTTATAAAATGTCAATCACTTACACATGGGCCGTAACAGGCATGAAGGTAACTACAGTTGGTACTGAATCCGACTATGTAGTTCAAACCTATTGGACAAAAACAGGCACAGATGAAAACGGCAATACTGGTGTTTTTACTGGTGCTACACCACTTGATCCCAACCCAGATCAAACTGATTTCATCCCTTACGATCAATTAACGCAAGAAATTGTTTTAGGTTGGATTCAGCCTATCGTTACAGGATCATATGAAGATCATGTAAATGGCGTAATTGCTAAACAAATTGCAGATAAAATCGACCCCGTGACTCAGCCCGATTTGCCTTGGGCAGAACCCACACCCCCAACGCCTCCACTTTAATAAGGATAAGACATGAACGATAAGATAAACATTGGCGAAGTAACTGTTACTGAATTTAATTTAATTATGAAACAGTTATCAAATGGTCAATTAAATGAGTGCATCGATTTGTTTATGAAGTTAAGCAAGTTAGGCCAAGAATTTCAAGAAAAAAATGGAGTTCGCCCACCACCACCATTTGCCAAACAATAATATAAAAGGATAAAACATGAGCCATTTGCCCATCTGGTATTTAGGTAGCCTTGATAACGATTCTTGCAACCAAGTGATTGCTGAACTATCTAACATCGAAGTTAACGATGCCAAGATGGGTGAAAAGGGCGAACAAGAAAATAAAGTTACGCGAAACACAAAAGTGCGTTTTGCTGAACCTGATTATTGGTTAGCCAAAGATTTGGAAAAGTTTGCGCTAGAAGCCAATCAGGTCTGCGGGTGGAACTACGAAATCACGCAGAAAGAGAATATTCAATTTGCTGAATACGATGTAAACCACCACTACGCATGGCACACAGACACTTTCACTTTGTCGGGCAATTCTCTTGATCGCAAAGTGTCAGTGGTTTGTTTGTTAAACGATGGATTCGAAGGCGGTGATTTTGAAGTTCGTTTGTACAACGATTACAAAGCACCATTGGCAAAGGGAACGATGATTGCGTTCCCAAGTATTCTTGAACATCGAGTGCTGCCAGTATTGTCAGGCATTCGATATTCAGCAACAATGTGGTTTAGTGGACCAAGATTTAGGTAAAACATGGCAACCATCAACGAAACAGAAGCACGGCTAAATTCGCACGAAGAAATCTGCGCGTTTCGCTATGAACAAATCAATGCAAGATTGAAACGCCTTGAAGGCATTTTAATTAAGGCTTGCGGTGTTATGTTGGTGGCCATGAGTGGCGTTATTTATTCTTCAATGGTTCATTTCAAATAATAAATGAGCCATCATGGGGTGGCTATTTGTTGTACTTTTTTCCGTTACTCAAACGGCATCTGACAAGACAGAATATCGATGTACCCGCTGGAAATGGACGGGTGATGTTTATAACCGAAAGGTTGTATGTCTTGAGTGGAAAAAGGTAGTACGGAAATGATTGATCCAATCACGGCACTAGCAGGACTACAAAGTGCAATCAGTGTAGTCAAAAAAGCCAGTAAAGTTGCAAATGATCTAGCTGGTTTAGCCCCGTCTATTGCCAAGATGTTTGACGCTAAGAGCGTGGCAACAAAGGCTATGCTGGAGGCTAAACGATCTGGCAACAAATCAAACTTAGGAGCAGCACTTCAAATTGAGATGGCACTTGATGAGGCCAAACGGTTTGAGGCTGAGTTAATGCTGTTGTTTCAAGCCACTGGTCGTGCTGATGTGTGGAATAAGATTAAGCAAAGACAACAACAGATGGACATTGAAGATGCCCATTTAGCTAGACAAGCCAAAGCAGAAGAAAAGAAAAGAAAAGAAGAAGAAGAAGAATATATGGCGTGGGCTGTTGGAGTTGTTGTAATTGTCATGCTGCTAGGTGCAGTTGGCTGGGGCGTTGCTGAAATTCAAGACCTTTGTGCCAAAACAAGGTGTGGTCGGTGAATGAGTACCAGAAACAGTTTGATCTTTTTCTTAAAGTCTTTGTCAGGCTGTGTGTTGCTTGGTGGGTGCTTGGATTGCTAAAGTATCTGCCTGATGAGTTGGCGGGAAAAATTGTAGATAAACTTCTTGGAATGATTGGACTTTAAATGCTTTCACTATTTTCAACACTGGGCGGCTTGCTTATTTCCGGCTTGCCAAAACTTCTGGAGTATTTCCAAAACAAAGCTGACCAAAAGCATGAGTTAGCTCTTGCCCGTATACAGACTGAAAAAGAACTTCAAATGATGGCACAGGGTTTTGCTGCCCAGCAAAAGATTGAAGAGCTTCGTACCGACCAGATTGCCATGCAGACAGATGCAGAAATGACTGTGGCAGCTTATGACCATGACAAAGCTGTGTTGGCTAAAGCTGCTGGCTGGGTATCGAGCTATGTTGGCACTGTTAGACCAACAGTCACTTACATATTTATTCTTGAGTTGTGCGCCATCAATGCTTGGCTTGCATACTTTGTTTATTCGAATCCCGCAATAGTCGTGACCATTGATGATTTAGTGCGTGTTGCTGACATCATTTTCTCAAGCGATGAAATGGCTATGCTGGGCGCTATTGTTGGTTTCTGGTTCGGCTCTCGCGGCTGGGGCAAGAAATGAAGTTGAGCAAAGCTGGCGCTGATTTGATGCACCGGTATGAGGGATACAGGAACAAGCCGTACCTGTGTCCTGCTCACATTTGGACAATC